TGAGAGAAAATCTTACGAGTTTCAAACTGAGCAGGCATTCCTTCAAATGGAATACCTCTTTGTTGTAGATAAGTATGCCATCCTAATACACCCAATCCTAGTGCTCTACCTTTTTCGGCTGAACGAACTGAGTTCTCAAACCCTCTTAACCCTTTTGCCTTTTGGATAAATTCGGAAAGAACTCCATCCAAGAACCAAATTGAGGTATAAATCAAATCAGTATCCTTCCACTCATCGTATTTAGCCAAGTTTAAAGAACTTAAACAACAAACAAATGAATGTGATTCATCGGTATGTAAAGTAATTTCAGAACAAATATTCGTCATGAATACTTTCAAACCATTTTCCTTATACATCGGAGGGTTTTGTTTGTTTACATTACCCTTAAACATAATATATGGTTCACCAGTTGCCTTTCTCTTTTGAAGTAGTTTACCCCACTTTCTTCTAGCAGTTTCATCACCATCTTGAAGTTTTCTCATAAACTTATCACCTATCACAGCACATTGGTGCAGATTAAGTGATTGTCTATTCACATCTCCCTTTGGTTCTCTGATTTCTAACCATTGTTCGAAATCTTTATGTTCGATGTTTAGGTTTACTGATGCAGCTCCTCTACGAACCGAACCTTGATTCGTTGCAAGAATAGTTGAATCGTAAATCTTACAAAAAGGAACTACTCCATCAGAGGTTCCATTTCCTGTAATTGCTGCACCGGCAGGTCTGATTTGGTTGATACCAATACCAACACCCCCACCATGCTTTGCCAATAACATCAATTCCAAGTTTTTATTACCAATATCAAAAATAGAATCGGCAACATCAATACCAAAACAAGATATAGGTAATCCTCTATCGGTTCCTGTATTTGAAAGAACTGGAGTAGCAAGGTTCAACCAACCTTTCCAAATGTAATCAAAAAATTTGGTTGCCATTTGTGGTTTGTTTAATCTCTGTGCTACTTTGGAAGCAACTCTCCAATAAGCATCTTTTGGTTTTTCACCAGGAAGTAAATAACCTTTTGAGATTGTTTTTACATAAATCTCGGTATTACCCCATGATGGAAAATCAACATCTAATTCCCAACCTAATTCTTCGCCGTAGTTTCTAACTGCCATTTTATTTCTTTCTTTTTAACTTTTAATTACCCCAAGGTACGTACTTGTATTTTTTTTCTAATTTTTCAATCTCGTCTTCACTCAGGTCTTCTTCATCATGTAAATTGTATTCAATAGTATCATCATAACAATTTTCATCATCATGGTGATAGATATCATCACACATTCCATCGGGACAATTCTCAATCATTTCCAATGCTTCATCAGCATCTTCTGCGAGAACACTATAAGTCCATGCTGTAACAAGAACTCGTTCTGCTACAAATGTAAATTTTTTCTTTGCCATAACTTTTTTTTAGTTTAAAATAAATCTGACCAATCTTCACCTTCGTTAGCCTTACTATAATCAGTAGGTCTCATTGCGAAGAAATCGGTATGGGTAACTCCACCAGTGAGGTGGTAGAACCAATCTAATTCAGATGCTTTGGTTTCATCATATTCAAAATAATCTTCACTACCTTTGGTTGGAGTATATCCCAACTCTGCTAATTTTTCATTAACTCGTTTGGTAATGAATTCTTTTAGGTCATTCTTTTTTAGATTTTCCAAATCACCCATTTCAAAAATTTTATCAATAAATTTGTGTTCCAAATCTCTAATGATTCTTGCTGCCTCATAAATTGCAGGTTTTGCTTCATCCAATAGTTCTGGAAACTCCTCACACATATGACGGAATAATTGACATCCCATCTTTGAGTGAAGTGATTCATCTCTTACACTCCACTTCATTTGCTGGCCAATTCCTTTCAATAGATTTCTCATTTGGAAAGAATATAGGACAGCAAATGAGGAGTATAACGCCACACCCTCTGCAAATGCAGAAAATATAGCAAGTGAACGAGCAACTTCAACTCTAGCTTTGTGATTAGTATCCAAATCCTTTGGTGTCCAATCTGCAGTAGTGTTGGTAAGAAGTTCAAATCGTTCTTTCATGACTTCATCGTGCATAAACCCAGCGAAGTCATCTAATCCAAGTGTTTCATTAAGGTATGAATAAGCAACTGAATGGATTGTTTCTTGTGAACCAAAAGCCATTGCCATTTGTTTGATTTCATGTTTTGGAAACCACTTGGTAACCATCCCTGTCCAATAATCACTTACTGCACATTCGGTCTGAGCAAATCCTAAAAGAATGTTTCCAACCAAATGTTTTTCTTCTTTGGTTAGGTTTTCATTCCAATCTTTCACATCCATCTGCATAGGTATTTCGGTATGTAACCAAAATGCTTGCATTTGTTTTAACCAACCTTCGGTATAGTAATCTGGATATTCAAATGGTTTGAACGGAATTCTTTCTTGAAATAATTTACTCATGGTATTTTGGATGATTTTATTTTGTTTCTTCTACTGATACTTTTCTGTATTCGGTTACTAGTTTTTTCAATTCGCCGATAGCTTTTCTAGCTCTTGATTTAGCAGCCTTAGTAGTTCCGTTGTGTTCAGTTTCAAATTGAGTAAATAATTCTTTCATTTGCTCAAACAATTCTTGTGAATTTGCCATAAATAATTTTTTTTAGTTAAACATTGTTTTTTATTACTACCACCTCTTTAGGTAGGTGAGTATAATTATAGTATATATTAGAAAATCAGTCACAATTTTTAAAAATTTTCTTAACTAATTTTTGAAATCAAAAAACTCGTTAATTTTTGAATTTTCTTCATATTTTTGAAAGTTGTGATTAAACACATTCATATTAAAGTCTGGTTTTTTAATCTTCTCATACCCACCAAGTTTTACTCTTTTTTCAAAAAGTAAATCTATTTCTTTTGGATTTTTCAACCCATTGTATTCATCATATTTTTTCAAAATGTTTTTGGATGATTTTGATAAGGGATAAATATATCTAAACATCAATCCACGAATTCTATCAATCCCTTTGTAATCACAAAAATCGTGTGTTAGCCAGAATACTTTCTCTACACCCTTCCATTCTGCGTTTTCTTTACATAATTGCTTAGCACTCCGAGGATGTATCTTTTCACCACTTACCCTATCCATATAAACATCGGTTTTGAAACTACCAATGTATCGGAAGTTTGATGCTTGATACACAAATCCACATTTTCCCATAATACCATCGGCGAGAGTGTATATGAATTTAACATCAGTATTTTCTCTCACCCAATCCAATAGGACTTTAATGGCCTGAGAACCAAAGTTACTTCCATTTTTATCAGGTCTGAAACACATTTTACCTATTTCAAAATAATCGGTAGTAACCATATTATCTTTGTAAAATATCTTTTGAATAGTTTGTAAGGGCTGTGTTCCCCAACCTAATGTAATAACACCAACCAATTCATTATTATCATAATACCCCAAATACCATTTAGTCAATCTTGGTAAGATTTTACTATAATGATATTGTTGTATAAATGGTATTGCTGTATTTTTATGTATTGGTTTTATTTCCATTTAACCCTTATCCGAAAAACTGATTTACTTTTTCTTCAACTTCTTTTCTCACTTCCACTTTTTTTCCAGTTGGTGTTTTTACTATAATTGGTTTTTTCTTTTCGGACTCAATTCTTGATTTAGCAATCTCAAAGTATTCAGTTTCTCTTTCTATACCGATAAAATCCATCCCTTCTCTTACTGCCGCTTTACCAGTAGAACCAGAACCCATAAATGGGTCAAGAACTATACCTCGTTTAGGTGTCACTAAACGAATAAGATATGCCATCAAATCAGTTGGTTTAACGGTTGGATGTATGTTCTTCGCAGTTGTTCTACCACTTTCATCATCACCAACCAAAGCAGGGCCTGCATTGGCTCTCATTCCTTGTGTTAGTTTATCTTCTAAATGTTCCAACCCTTCATTTCTATCAGTTTTAGAAGTTTTTGGACAATAAAAGAAACGAGATGCACCACCTTCAATTTGTTCATCCAATATCTTACCAGCTTCTTCATCAAAGATTATGTTTGCAGGAAATCTACCATTT